CAGCGTCACCACGCCACGATCGCAGACCACTTGATACCTAACCATCAACTCGAACCAAAACGGCGCTATGACCCGATTAGACCCCTCTAATCCGTCAATAGGTGTTTACCCTAACAGCCAGCTAAGTTAGTTAGCACTTACTAACTTAGCACTCAGGCACATCGAGTGCTGATAATGGGGACAGAGTGGGCGCTCGGCCATGTTAGTAAGTACTCACTAACTTATATGTTAGTACTCACTAACATACTGGCTACTTGGCAGGGGGGCGCGGTGCCTCGATGTTAGTGAGCACTCACTTACATCAGCGCGCTAGAGCTGTGCACCAATCTGGTGCACGCGCACCAAGACAGTGCATTTGTGCACCAAAATGGTGCACGGGGGCTTTTTTATATTGCGATGCACCAATTTGGGTCCCGTGGCCAGGCCGGCGGCTGGGGGCCCCACAGACCCCAAGCTCGTTCCATTCCCCACAAAAACCGACTTTCTAAAATTTTTTTTTGTAAATTTTGTATAGTAAATTTCACAATGTGAAACGGAATGCTGTAAGTCTTTGATAGTCGGCGGACTTGACGGGGTTGCGGGGGTTACTTTACTATTTTTACTATTTTTAAAAAATAAAAAATAAAGATACACATAAACTGGAATTAACCCCGTCAAGCCCGTCAACCCCGTCGCTGCTGCGAGCAAAATTGATAGTTAAAAACTATCGGGGCTATATTAATCAAATGTTTGCATTAGTAGTTGTATGAACGAATATGTTTATCAGATCCAGGGTGCCCTAGAAGATTCCAATGGAAGACTTAGGGGGTTTCGTGTCCTGGTCTGTGATCTGAACTACTTTGACTCTGCCGACGCGCCAGTTGAAATATTGGACAAAGAGACGGCTAGGTACATCGAGTTTCGTTTAAAGGTCTGCGAGCACCTGGACATTAACCGGCTGCCCGTAGAAATACAAAACAAAATTAGGACGCCGTTAGGGCGTTGGTTGGACCTGTGGGTCCTAGATAATTTTTATGGCAATACTAGCAAATCAAAAAGTCCTGACCCTGGACTATTGGAAACCGGCAAACAAAATCCAGCCGGGTGACTACCTGTTTGACCAAAATGGTAAGCCGGTACGGGTAAAGTTGGTACAGGAATACTTCTCAGAAGATTGTTATGAGGTCATGTTAAACGACTACCTGACAATCTCTGGTGACAAACGCCTAGAATTTTTAGTGGAAAACTTTAAGTACCGGCTGCGTGCTATAACATACAAAGGATACCACCCCTTTAGGCGGCCACTAAAGCCGATGAATGTGGAGACGTTGCTAGATGGTGACCTGAAAGACGAGACAAACTGTAAGATCTACTCGATTCCTACCACAAAACCCATCGAGCTACCCCACCAGACCCTACCTGTACCTCCGTTTGTGTTTGGTTTTTGGTTTATAAACCGCAAACCTAGCAAATTTTTTACGACAACCCCGTCGACACAGGAAGAAGTAGAGCGCCAGCTCAAAGATTTTGGGTACAAAGTCAAAATTCGTAAGACAATACACAACGGTTGGCGGCAGTTTACCATATCACCGTCTATAGAATCACAATTGGCGCCAGATGTTCCAACAAAAATACCGGCAAACTACTTGCTAGCGGACAAAGAACAGCGAATTGAACTGCTGCGTGGCATTTTGTTTGCAAAACCGCGCCAATATTCGCCACGTAGGGACCTGTTTAGGTTTTCTACCACACACTACGGCACGGCGTTGGCAATTCAGGGCCTGGTTGAGTCGCTGGGTGGCAAGACTAACCTCGCGTTTACAGAAAAAAATAGTACCTACACGCTAACTTTTAAAACTCGGTTGAAACTGGTACCTAATCAGGTATCTAAACCGATAAAAATACACCAGGCGCGTAGGTATATTGAAAAAATTACAAAGATCCAGCCACAGACCTGTGTTCATATTGAGACAGACGGGCCGGATAACAGCTATCTCGTAGGAGAGGGTTTTATTTCATGTCGTTAACACCAAAACAAGAACTTGAATTAAAGAAGTTCGCACAAGCACGCACGCACTGGCCTAAGGACCAGCTCGAGGCCGCCATTTGGCAGGTCAAGTGGCACCTACAGGCCCTACCACACCAACGGGAGCCAGACGATGGCGAATATGATACGTTTCTTATGCTTGCCGGTCGTGGATCGGGTAAGACGCATACTGCCAGCCATTGGATTGGCATTCGTGCTTGGCGTTATGACAACACCCGCTGGCTCGTCACCGCTCCCACCTCAAACGATATACGTGCAACTTGTTTCGAAGGGGACTCTGGACTTCTCAATATCATTCCCCCGTCACTTATTCGAGACTACAACAAGTCCCTGTTTGAAATCACCCTTACAAATGGATCTCTTATACAGGGGATACCAGCCTCGGAGCCCGAGCGCTACCGAGGTAAGCAATATCACGGGGCCTGGTTTGACGAGCTGTGTGCATTTGATTACATCGACGATGCCTACGATGGCGTACAGTTTACGCTCCGCTTACGGGACCCACGCATCCGTCGAGTGCAGCAGATTATTACCACCACTCCAAAACCAAAAGAATTAATTGTAGACTTAAATGAGGGTAAAGTAGGCGGCGACGTATATGTGTCAAACGCCTCGTCTTATGACAACCGAGCCAACCTCTCAGAGACGTTCTTCAAACAGCTTGAGACTTACGACGGCACTGACATTGGCCGCCAAGAGATCTATGGTGAGATCCTTGACCCGGAGCAGTCCGGCATTATCAAACGTAAACAATTTAAACTCTGGCCTGCCAACAAGCCGACTCCAACACTGGAGTATGTCATTGCGTCGTATGATCCGGCGACTTCTGAGAAGACAATGAACGACCCAACCGCCTGCACTATCTGGGGCGTGTTTGAGCAACAAGACGCTGGCACGGCGGTAATACTACTAGACTCTTGGGACGAACACCTGTCCTACCCGGAGCTGCGTAGGAAGGTAATCAACGACTTCAAGGAGGTCGTCTACGGCGCCGATAATGACTTTGGCAAGGGCCGAAAGGCTGACCTGATCCTGATGGAAGACAAGTCGGCGGGTATCTCGCTAATCCAGGAGCTCCAGGGCGCCGGTGTGCCAGTCAGGGGATATAATCCTGGCCGCGCCGATAAGGTACAACGATTAAACATTGTAGCGCCCCTGGTGTCTAAGGGTAAGGTGTGGATACCAGAGGAACCGCAACGAAAAGGAGAATATGCAGACTGGGCAAAACGTTTTCTGCGTCAAGTATGTTCATTTCCAGAGGCTGGCGGACACGACGACTACGTCGACTCCCTCTCGCAAGCGCTGCGTGTTCTACGTGATTCTGGATGGATCCAACTCGACCCGCTACCAGCTCGAGACTATAGTTACGTGGACGACGACATGAGCAAGCGATTTGCCAACCCCTACGCCCAGTAGGGCGGATCCCCCAAGTTTTGTGCATTAGTATAAATAGGAATAACTACCCGCTCAAAATGAACTTTCTAAAGACCCCCCAACAAAAACTAATGGAAGAGGCCGGCATGATGCCCGCCTCCCCGGGTATGTTAAAGACCCCACAACAGGCGTTGATGGAGGAGTCTGGCATACAGCCCAAGTTTTTTGCTGACGGCGGTAGCACAACAATGAGCGTACAAGATATGTTAGCGGCATTAATTGCAGCCGGACAAAAACCACAAAAATTTGCAGGCGGCGGACTATCAACCCCGGCAAACATTGGAACTCAGGTTGCGTTTAACGCACCGTTTTTAACCCCTGAAATTTTAGAAATGCGAAAGAATATCGCGGCTAAAAAATACGGACCCGCAGCAGAAAACGCAGCTTCTTTAGGTTTGGCAGTGGCGCCATTAAATCCCCTTACTGCTTTTTTATCATTAATGGGCCCTAGCCAACTTGGTGATGCAACATTAGATACTTACAGAAAACAGCAAGCAGAAGAAGCTGCAAGACAACAGGAAATGATTCGTAGGCGTGCAAGAGCACAATCTCCGGTATTTAAACACAACCAGCCAGTGGAAATGATTGACTTGCAAGAGCAGCCAAGTTTTCCTAGCCTATCCAAATTCTACAACAGATAACTTATGGTAAACCCAATACTACCCATTCAGTCTGGCGCAAATTTGCCTGGCCTTGAAAATGAACAAAACGTTAAAGAGGCAGCCGCGCAAGATGCGGAGATGGATTATTACGAAGACGCGTTGGGATTAGAACCCGGTGACGTTGAAGAGGAAGTCATTGAGTTAGAAGATGGTTCTGTTGTAATTAACTATCAAGAAAAACAAAGCCCACGCAAAAACCCAGAGTTTTATGAAAACCTGGCAGAGTCACTAGACGAGGGCACTTTACAGGCTCTGGCAACAGAGTACTTAGATTTAATTGACGTAGACAAAGAGTCACGTTCACAGAGAGACAAACAGTATGAAGAAGGATTGCGTAGAACTGGGCTTGGAAAAGATGCACCAGGAGGGGCGACGTTTGACGGTGCTTCCAAAGTGGTTCACCCAGTTATGGCAGAGGCTTGCGTTGATTTTGCGGCGTCTTCAGCTAAAGAGTTACTCCCATCTGACGGACTCGTTAAGTCAAACATCAAGGGCGAAGCAGACCGATTAAAAGAAGAGACAGCAAACCGTAAGGTTAATTTCCTTAACTGGCAGTTAACCGAGCAAGTACAAGAGTACCGCGACGAAATGGAGCAGTTGCTCACTCAGTTGCCACTTGGTGGATCACAGTTCCTCAAATGGCGCTGGGACGAAGAACAAAAACGTCCAATCTGCGAGTGGGTTGCAATTGATAACATTTTGTTACCATACTCGTCAACTAACTTCTACACAGCACAGCGTGTAACTGAAGTACAAGACATCACCGAAGACACATTTTTGCAACGTGTTGAACAAGGCATTTACATTGACATCAACAGCGAATATTCGTCTGATGCCCCGCTAAACGATCAGACAAGATCTGAAAAAGCAAACAACAAAATCGAGGGCAAAGACATGCCCTCTAAGAACATTGACGGATTGCGTCGTATTTACGAGATTACCTGTTTCATGCGTTTGGAAGAAGACGCAGAGACAGACGGCCAACGCGCACCATACATTTTAATGATTGATGAGACCACAAGCAAAGTCTTGGGTCTGTATCGTAACTGGGAAGCAAATGATGAAAAGTTTGAAAAACTGGACTGGTATGTCGAGTTTAAATTTATCCCTTGGCGTGGCGCTTATGCTATTGGCCTTCCCCATCTTATTGGTGGTCTTAGCGCTGCTCTCACTGGCGCTCTACGCGCTCTCTTGGACGCGGCGCATATTAACAATTCCCAGACGCTACTTAAACTCAAGGGTGGACGAATTGGTGGGCAAAGCGATCGAATCGAACCTACGCAAGTAGTAGAGATTGAGGGAGCACCTGGTGTTGATGATGTTCGCAAGATTGCGATGCCAATGCCATTTAACCAGCCATCATCAGTTTTATACAACTTACTTGGTTGGTTAACAACTGCAGCAAAAGGTGTAGTAACCACCGCAGAAGAAAAAATCGGCGAGGCAAACAACAACATGCCTGTTGGTACGGCCCAGGCTCTCATCGAGCAGGGCGCTAAAGTATTCTCCAGCATTCACGCACGCCTACACCGCAGCCAGGCTAAATCTTTGGCAATTGTTTCGCGTATTAACCACTGGTACCTGGCCGATATGGACAACCAGTCCGGCGAGGCAATTGAGGTTCGTGACTTCGCGTACAACAACGACGTGCGCCCAGTGTCTGACCCCAACATTTTTTCTGAGACACAACGCTTAGCTCAGAACCAAGCGCTGTTACAAATGGCAGCCTCCGCGCCACCCGGAATGTTTGACATCCGTGCGGTGTATCGTAGAGTATTAAACCAATTAAAGGTGCCGTCTGTTGACGAGATACTACCCAATCCGTTGGGAGCAAAAGAATCCAATCCTGCGCTAGAAAACGTTGCCATGACAATGGGACGTCCTGCCGCAGCATACCCAGACCAAGACCACATCAGTCATATCAAGATACACTTAGAGTATGCGATGAACCCTGCGTATGGTGGCAACCCAGTGATTGGCCCAACATTCGCGCCCAACGCGTTAGAACACATCAAGCAACACTTAACGCTGCACTACTTGCAGTCCATGCGCGCGTACGTGGCCCAAGCATCTGGCGGCAAAGATACGCTAGAGCTGCACCAAGAAAAGCCACTAGACTTAGAAGCTCAGCAGGCGTTAGCCCTAGCCTCGCAGATGGTTGGACAAGATTCGCAGATGACTATGCAGCCATTCGTACAACAGATTCAGGCGCTGGCTCAAAAAGTTGCGCAGGCGCAGCAGTCTAGGATGGAGCAAATCGCATCTCAAGACCCAACCGCCCAGGTTATTCTTAAGACCCAGATGGCAGAGACCCAGCGTAAACAGCAAGAGGCTCAGTTTAAGATGCAGATGGATCAGCAAAAGAGCCAGCAAGACTACGAGATTAAGATTGCTGAATTGCAACGCAAAGTAATGGAATTACAGAGCAAGTACGATCTGCAAACCGAGCTTGATAACCAGAAAAACTCTACCAACGTGGCAGTTGCCAGTATGAATAACTCCTCGCGCGAGCGCGTGGCAGCACTACAGGCTCAAGCACAACTATCTGCTCAAGAGTTAGCACTCGCCCAAGAACAGGCTATGCTTGGTATTCAGGCAGTAAACGAGGCAGAGAAAGATATCCGTCAGCATGGTATCGAGATTGAGCGGCAAAATTTTTTAAACGAAGCTGAAGTAACAAAACAGGCAGTACAGGCAGCACTACAACCAAAACCCACCACAGGAGTATAACATGGCCGAAAATTTAAAAGGCTTCCGTCAAACCTACCAGGAGACTGGTCAACTATCTAGCGGCGGCGGCCCTGGAGAAAAAAACCTAGACGCCGGCGCGTCTGGTAGCCACCGCGATAATAACTGGAAAAAGGGCGCAGCCCAGGGCAGACTAAAAAATGCCAAGCCAATCGGCCCAGGTAAAAACCTTAAAGATATCCAAGGCG